AGATAGACCCGGCTCTTTTCCTTTTTATATATGAACGAGCGAACATTATGAAAGAAAACTGAAATGCTCAACCGTGAAGCAGTCGAACAGACAGTCGGAGCTTTGCAATCCGACGGCAAACTGCGCCCCGAACACGCAGCACTGGTAACAATGGTTCTTGGGTTAGCGTCGAGCGTCGACGTTGAACCGCAGAACGCATCGTTGTGGCGTGAGTTTCGTGCAGCGCTGGAAACTTTGAGACAGATCGCATCGGAGGGCGAAGAGAATGAAGACGAGATCAGCGCCATCATCGCGGCGCTCAGAGGCGCAGCCCAGGTACGCAACCCCGAGAAGCCCAAGCCGGCTAACGCTCGGCCCCGAAGTCGAAAAACTGGCTGAGCAGCTCGGCAGGCCGTTGATGCCATGGCAGTCGCATGCTGCGCATCTCGGTTTGGAAATGGTGGAGAACGACGCCGGTCTGCTCGTGCCGGCTTTCCGTGAAGTGATCTGCACGGTGATGCGCCAGTCCGGGAAGTCGACGTTGCTGTTTTCGATGTTTGCGCATCGGGCGACGATGTGGCCTGAGCTCCCTCAACGATGCGTGTACACGGCGCAGGATGGTGCAGCTGCCCGCAAGAAACTGATTGATGACATGGCGCCGATGTATGAGGGTTCGGTGCTGTTCAAACGGCTTGTCGGTCGAGTGTTCAAAGGTGTCGGCAATGAAGGCATTGATTTCAAGACTGGTTCAACGATCCGCACGGTCGGCTCGAGCGAGGCGGCCGGTCACGGTATGACCTCAACCGGTTTGGCTGGAATCGACGAGTCGTTCGCTGATCTTGACTTTCGTCGGGAGCAAGCGTTGCAGCCGTCGATGGCAACGGTCGCTGACGCGCAAACGTGGAATGTGTCGACGGCTGGTACTGAGCGGTCGGTGTATTTGCAGAAGAAGATTTCTGATGGTCGGTCTGCTGTGACTGAGCGTCGCACTCGAGGTCTCGCCTATATCGAGTATTCGATCCCGGATGATGCGGATTGTGATGACCCGGAAACTTGGTGGACGTTCATGCCGGCGTTGGGTTGGACGATCAGTGAGGATGTTGTGCGTCATGCTCGGGAGACGATGCCGGATGGTGAGTGGCGTAGGTCGTTCGGGAATCAGTGGACTGTGTCGGATGAGCGTGTGATCCCGTTGTCGGTTTGGGATAAGGCGTGTTCGGATTCTGTGTCTCCGCAGGGGAAGTTGCGTTTCGGGTTTGATGTGAATTCTGAGCGGTCGGCGGCGGCGATTGTTGCTGCGGATGATCGTGGTGAGTGTGAACTTGTCGAGTATCGCGAGGGGCTTGGTTGGTGTGTGGATCGGCTGGTGGAGTTGGCTCGTAAGTGGGAGGCGCCGATCGTGTTGGATTCGTTTGGTCCGGCCGGGTCGTTCGCTGATGAGCTGGTTGGGCGTGGGGTTAACGTGGTCCGTTATTCGACTCGTGAGATGGCGTATGCGTGCGGTCAGTTGTTTGATCGTTTGGCTGATGGTCGTGTGAAGGTGTTCCCTCATCCGGTGTTGGATGCTGCGGTGGCTGGTGCTCGTCGCCGGTCGACGTCTGATGCTTGGGTGTGGGCGCGCAAGGATGGGGATACGGATGTGTCAGCGCTGGTGGCTTTAACGTTGGCGGCTGATGTGAAAGCAGCTCAGGCTGCGGAAGTGTGGGTGGACTTTGATTAAACGTTGGGTTGGTTCGATGTTGCAGGTTGCAGGGTTGGGTGTTGCGTCGTGGTCGGCGTTCATGCTTCATCCGAGTGCTGGTGGGCTAGTCTTATCCACAGGACTGTTGATATTTGGATTGGCTATCGAGAAGTCAGGTGAGTAGTGCTCGGGAATTTGCGTCGTCGTGCAGAGGAGGAACGAAACCAGTTTTCGTGGCCTGACTACATGCGCCTTTGGGAACAGTTTTCGTTTAACGGAATCCAGTATGTGACTCCGGGCGGGAACATTCATGAGTTGACGGCGTTGCAGGGCGGTTCGAATCCGATTGTGGCTGCGTGCATCAGTGTTCGTGCCATGGTGTTTTCTGAGGTTCGGTTCTTGTATCAGCAGTATCAGTCGGGGCGTCCCGGCAACTTTTTTGGGACTCCTGAGCTGTCGATTCTTGAGCGTCCGTGGCAGTCGGCGACGACCGGCGATCTGTTGGCTCGCATGGAGGTCGATGCGTCGTTGTACGGGAACTCGTATTGGGTTCGGGTGAACGGTGAGCTGATCCGGTTGAATCCGGCGAAAGTTGTGATCGCTTCCGCTGAGGTTGTTGATCCGCAGTCAGGTTTGCCGTTCGGTCGGCGTCTCGTCGGCTATTCGGTGGTGAATGATCAAGGTAACGAGATCGCGTTTTTCTTGCCGTCTGAGGTGGCGCATTATCGTCCGCTTGCTGATCCGGATCATCCGTTCCGAGGTCGCTCTTGGCTGTCGACGGTCATTCCTGATGTGAGCGCTGACGGGGAGATGACAACCTATAAGCATGCGTTTCTGCGGAATTCGGCGACACCGAACATGGTTGTCAAGTTCGACCCTGGTGTGTCTGAGGAGGCGTACAAGAAGTTCAAGGAGCGTCTCGAGGCCCGTCATCAGGGTGCGAACCAGGCGTTCAAAACGTTGTATCTCGGCTCTGGTGCGGACATCAAACTTGTCGGTGCAAACCTGGAGCAGTTGAACTTCAAGGCTGTGCAGGGTGCCGGTGAAACTCGTATCGCAGCTGCCGCTGGTGTGCCGGCTGCAATTCTAGGTATTTCCGAGGGTCTCGCTGGATCGGCGTTGAACGCCGGCAACTATACGGCGACACGCCGTCGGTTCGCTGATGGGACGATGCGCCCGTTGTGGCGTTCGGCTGCTGGTGCGCTCGAGAACCTTGTACGGCCACTGGACGGTGGTGTGCGTCTTTGGTATGACGATCGTGATGTGTCGTTCTTGCAGGAGGATGTGCTTGACAATGCTGAGATTCGGTCGAAGGATGCGACGACGATGCGAACGCTGGTTGACGGCGGTTTTGATCCTGATTCGGTTATCGCTGCGGTCACAACGGGTGATATGACTTTGCTCACCCACTCGGGCACTTTGTCTGTGCAGTTGCAGCCTCCGTCGGACACGCCTTCCGACACTGATCAGGACAACGCCTGATGCCGTACTTCATCACGAACGATTCCGCAGACTGCAACGGTTGGGCTGTCGTCAAAGACGATGGTGAGGTCATGGGCTGTCACGGCTCGAAGCAGGATGCTGCCGATCAGATGGTGGCGATCTCACTCGCAGAAGACATCGAGCCTGGTGGTGAACGCATGTTGAAACGTGCGCTCCCCGATAACTACAGGCCGGCGATCTCTGATGATGTTCCTGAAGGTCGGGCCTGCGGGAACTGTGAGCATTACAACGAGGACATGGTGAACCCGGACGGTCGGCGTGTCTGGTGTGACCTGTGGGAAGATTGGGTTCGAGGAGATCATTACTGCAATCGTTGGCTTGCTGACGAGGAAGACGATGACGAGATCGAGATCGAAGGCCGACAGGTTGAACTCAATGTCCCCGCCTACATTCGATCGGCGGCAGCTCGAGGTTTGGAACTGCGCGCTGAGGGCTATGGTGGCGACGGGCTGGTCGAGAGGACGATCAGGGAAGCACGGCTGATGGCTGACGGTCAGATCAGCGAAGACAAAGTGATCCGAGCGAACGCTTGGGCGCAACGTCACGCTGTCGACCTGGATGCACCACAGAACTCGAACGCTGACAATGACGACTGGCCTGGTGCTGGTGCCGTCGCCCACTATCTGTGGGGAATCAACCCGCTGAATCCGGGGTCGGCACGCGACTGGTTCGCCAGAAAAGCAGAACAAATTCAAGCTGAACGATCTGAAAACCAGGAGGGGTTGACAGAAAAGGAAAAGGACATGGAAGACACAGAGTTCCGTTTTGAAGCGCCTCGAGACAACCTGGTTCGCAAAGTTGAGTTCCGTGCGGAACCATCCTCTGACGGTCTCACCCTTGAAGGGTATGCGGCAGTGTTCAACGAATGGACCGAAATAGATTCGTATGAAGGCACGTTCCAGGAGCGCATCGCCCCCGGTGCTTTCAAGAAGACGATCTCGGAACGCATGCCAGTCCTCCAATTCGATCATGGCACCCATCCGCTGATCGGTTCCATCCCGCTCGGAGTCATCACCAACCTGCGTGAGGACTCACACGGTCTGCGTGTCAAAGCACGACTGTCCGACAACTGGCTTGTGGAGCCGGTGCGCGACGCGATTCGTGACGGGGCGATTCAAGGGATGTCGTTCCGGTTCCGTGTCATCAACGACAAATGGACGCGAGGCAAGAATGGTCCAGAGCGGACCATCAACGAGATAGCCTTGTATGAGGCCGGGCCTGTGGTATTCCCGGCTTATGAGCAAACCTCAGTTGGGGTGCGAAGCCGAGAAGTTCTCACTTCGCTCGCCGATCCTGAGGTGCGCGGCGAAATCGCCAAGCTGCTCGCCTTTGGCACCGATTCGTCGGTCGCTGAAACCACAGAAGAAGTCGAGCCGCAAGAGCACTCGATCAGAACACAAGCCCAACGTCAGGCACTTGCCCGACTTACCCTGGAAAAGGATTCACATGAACATTCATGAACTCCGTTCGAAGGTTGCGGCGCTGAAGGCTGAAATCGAGTCTCTCGCTGCAATTGAGAACATCACCCCCGAAGATGACGCCCGCCTGTCGGCCGTCCTGGACGAGTTCGATGCCCGCAAGGGTGAACTGTCCGAAGTTGAAGCCCGTCAGTCCCGCATCGACGCCGCCAAGAGCGCTGTTGTTGAGCGTGCCGCCGGCTTCGACGCACCGCAGATCATGCGTGCAACTGAAACCAAGATTGATGTTCGTTCCGCTTCGCGTGGCGAAATCCGTGACGCAGCCCTCAAGATTCTTGAAGGCAACAGCCGTGGGCTTCGCTCGCATCAGGTTGACAACGTCGACAAGCTGGTCAACACCCGCTCCGAACTGATGGATGGTGGCATTGTCGCCAAGCGTCTCCTCCTCACCGAGAACGATGCTTACCGTTCGGCGTTCGTGAAGGCGTCCACTCAGCAGAACCCGGCGTTCACCAACGAAGAGGCGAACGCGATCAACGAGTTCCGTGCAGCTGCGATCAGCCCCGACTCCGCAGGTGGGTTTGGTCTGCCGGTCCTCATCGACCCGTCGATCATCCTCACCTCCGGTGCTGCTGACGCTCCTATCCTCAACATCGCACGCGTGGTCACGATCACGACCGATGAATGGAAGGGCGTTTCGTCCGCTGGTGTCGCATGGTCATACGACGCTGAGGCCTCTGAAGTTTCGGATGATGCTCCGACGCTCGCCCAGCCCAATGTCGTCACCTACAAGGCTGCAGGATTCATTCCTTACAGCCTCGAGGTCGGCATGGACTACCCGGGCTTCGCTGAGGAAATGCGCCGTCTGCTCGATGCAGGCTACGTTGACCTCGTCGCCAAGCAGACGATGACAGGAACCACTCCGGTCGGTATCTTCACCGCTCTCGACGCCAACACGAACGTCGAAGTCGTCGTGACCACTGATGGTGCGTTCGGTGCTGTTGACTTGCTGAAGGTGTGGGGCGAACTGCCGGAGCGTTACCGCAGCCGTGCAACCTGGGTGATGTCGACCGACGTCGAGAATGAGATCCGTACGTTCTCCTCGACCTCGAGCGGCGCCTACTACACGGTGAACCTGCGTGAAGGTGGCACCGGCACCCTGTTCGGCCGTCCGGTTGTTCTGAGCGATTACGCTCCGAACTTCACCGGTACGACTGGTGCCGCCAACATCCTCTGTGTCGGTGACTTCTCGAACTATGTCATCGCACAGCGCGCTGGCATGAGCCTCGAGTTCATCCCGCAGTTGTTCGGTGTGACCAACGGTCGCCCGACAGGTCAGCGTGGATGGTACGCCTACGCTCGTCACGGCTTCGACTCCGTGAACGATCTGGCGTTCCGTTTGCTCCAGAACCAGTAATCAATCTGGTTTAAGCGTCGGCCCTCGGCACTTCGGTGTCGGGGGCCTTCGCTATTTACATGACGTTTTTATGACGTTTGCTGTTAGCCGGTTTGAGCTCTTATAGAGTCCCGGTTGACCAATCATCCCGATGCTTATGCATCTGACGGAAGGTAACAATGAAGAAGATTCTTATTGGAATGCTCGCTGGTGCGGCAGTTGTCGGCGCCAGTGTTGTCCCTGCTTCGGCTGGTTACGCTGATTCGACTGTTTGGGAAGGCATCGATGCCGGACTTTGCAGCGATGATGGTGGCGAACTGTTCGAGCAGATTGTGCTGATTGCAGGTGCAGCTGGCGCTCTTGACACTGACGGGAACGGCAAGCCGAATTACACGGTGTTCGCTCCTGTCGAGTCGGTGCTGGCGGATGTCCTTGATGATCTGAATCTGGAGATCAGCGACATTGCGGGCAATCCTGCTATCGCGAAGGCGATCGTGAATGATCATGTTGCGCGTGGTTCGTTTGATCAGAACGAGTTGGAAGACACAGATTTGACTCGTATCACGATGCTGTCTGGGTTTGTTGCGACTGTGTTCGGTTCGGCTGATCCGGTGTCACGTTCGGTTCCTGGTGATGTATTCATTGCTGGTGCGCTGATCGTGTCTGCTGCAAATCTGGCGAACGGCTGGCTGTATTGCATCGCTGGTTTCATCGATGTGACTCCGCAGGTCCCAACGAATGGTGTTGATGTCGGTAGCGCCCCGGCCGCTGCGAATGCAGCTACTGAGGATGGTCTTCCCGACACTCTGTGATCCCATCGGTAGTGGGAGAAAGCCTCCGGCACTTCGGTGTCGGAGGCTTTTGCTATTTGTAAGCCTGGTTTGGTTATAGTGGGCGTGCCGGGGACGGCTCGGCGTTTGGAGGTGCCTGATGGCTGATCTTGTGTTTTCTGTGTCCACGTGTACGACTGTTGATCCGTCGACTGGGATGAAGGTCCGTTTGTCTGCTGGTGAGGCTTGGTGGGCGTCTGATCCTTTTGTGAAGCGGATGCATCATCTGTTCACTGATGTGCCGCCAGTTGTGAATGGTGTGCGTGCGGTGAAGTCGGCGCCGGCTGAGAAGATTGTGGCGCCTCAGGTGGAGAGTGCGACGGCTATTCCGGGTGCGAAGCGTCAGGTGAAGCGTGCAACCGAAAAGTGATGTTCTTGTCGGGTATTTGCATCCGCATGAGGTGAGCACTTCGTTCCATAAGAGTCTGATGGCTCTTGTCGGTTATGACATGGCGCACGATCGTCGTTTGAACGGTTGGGCTTCAATTAAATGCGCTTCGGGTGGTATCCCTGAGGGTCGTAACCAGTTGGCGACCGCTCTGTTGAATTCTGACTGTGAGTGGCTGTTCATGGTCGATGCGGATATGGGTTTTGAGCCTGTCGGGTTGTATCAGCTGTTATCACTTGCTGATCCAGTGAATCGTCCGATTGTCGGCGGTTTATGTTTCGCCCAACGTGAAGCGTTCGATGACGGATCTAACGGTTTCCGGTGTGTGCCTCGACCGACGATCTTCGATTGGTTGCAGCATGATGACGGGCATTGGCGGTTCACAGGCCGTTCGCATTTCCCTGTGAATTCGCTGGTTCAGTGCGCTGCGACTGGCGGGGCGTTCATTTTGATTCATCGTTCAGTGTTTGAACGGATCAAAGAATCTGAGGGTGAATGCTGGTTTGATCGGGTGCGTGGAACTGACGGTTCGTTGATCGGTGAAGACATCAGTTTCTTCGTTCGCTGTCAGGCTTTGGATATCCCGCTGTTTATCCATACGGGGATTCGCACTACTCATCTGAAGAATTTGTGGTTGGGTGAATCGGATTTCTGGCAGTCGTTTTATGCGCCGCCGGCGACTGAGCTGGTGGATGTGATTGTGCCGGTGTTGCATCGACCGCAGAATGTGAAACCGTTTATGGAGTCGTTGCGGGCTTCGACTGGTTTGGCTCGAGCATGGTTTGTTTGCGAGGAAGGTGATGATGTTCAGGCTGATGAGGTTTCTGCTTATGGTGGGAATGTTCTATTTCATTCTGGAACTTTTGCTCAGAAGGCGAACTTTGCGTTCGACCGTCTCTCGGCGGAGAGTGAAGCTAAGTGGGTTTTCTTGGCCGGTGATGATGTCAAATTCCGGCCGGGTTGGTTAGATCATTGTTTCGAGGTCGCCCGCCGATATGGGGCGAAGGTTATTGGAACGAATGATCTTGCGAATCCTCGTGTGATGCGCGGTGAGCATGCGACACACATGCTTGTCGAGCGTGAGTATGCGATGGAGAAGGGCGCATCATGGGATGGGCCTGGAGTGCTCTGCCATGAGGGATACAATCATTGGTTCGTTGATGATGAGCTGGTGAGTGTCGCGAAGCAGCATGGTGTGTTCCAGGTTGCGTTGGGGTCTGAGGTTGAGCATGTTCATCCGATGATCGGTAAGGCTCCGAATGATGATGTTTACGATCGTGGCGCTGCGAAATCTGATGAGGATGAGAAGCTGTTCAAGGCTCGATATCGGAAGTTCGCCGGCCGGTGAGAGTCGCTGTTCTTTCAGCGGTGTTCGGCGGATATGACGAGCCGGTGTGGGTTGAGCAGAGCGTCAATTGTCATCATGTGATCGTCACTGATGGTTCGGTGAATGTGCCTCGTCAGTTCGAGCATGTTCATGCGGATCGTGGTGATGTTGATCCTCGGTTGGCTGCGAAGTTCCCGAAGTGCTGTCCGTGGGAGTTCGCTGATGCTGATCTGTTCGTCTGGCTGGATGGGTCGATTGTGCCGGATGCTCGACTGGTTGAGCAGATGATCGCCGATTTGGGTGATGGTGATGTGGCGTTCCATCCGCATCCTGATCGTTCGTCGATTGTTGCTGAGGCTTCTGCATCGTTGCCGTTGCGGAAGTATCGAGGTCATGATGTGATTGGTCAGGTCGAGGCGTATGTGGATGCCGGCCATCCTGATGATTGGGGTTTGTGGGCTGCCGGACTGTTCATTATGCGTGATTCGGTGCGCGTGCGCCAGTTCGGGCAGTCATGGTTGGATGAGATCCACAGGTGGACTGTGCAGGATCAGTTGTCGTTACCGGTGGTGTTGCGCCGGTGCGGTTTGGATGTACGGTCTTTATCTGGCGGTTTGCGTGGTAATCCGTTGTTTAAGATTCGTCAGCATTCAGATAGGACTTGATGATGAGTTTGTTGCAAGAGTGTTTTCGCCGGTCGCAGTCGGGGTCGGATATCCATGCCCATTTGCCTCGCCTGTTCGAGTTGGCGTCGAAACCGCATGTCAAGATAATTGAGTTGGGTGTGCGTGGCGGTGATTCGACGTCAGCGTTTTTGGCGGCTGCTGAGGAGCAGGGTGGCGAGGTGTGGTCTGTTGATATCGCTGATCCTCGTGTGCCGGCCGAATGGCGTGATCTGCCGTTCTGGTATTTGACTGTCGGCGATGATTTGGAGGTTGTCGATCAGCTTCCTGAAAATGTGGACATTGTTTTCATTGATACTTCTCACACTTATGAGCAGACGAAACAGGAGCTCGAGATGTATGTGAGGAAGGTGAAGGCTGGCGGTTTGATCGTGTTGCATGACACCGAGTTGAAACGCCCTGAGGCTTCTCCGCCATCTGATCCTGATTTTCCGGTGGCGCAGGCTGTCGCAGAGTTCGTGTCTGCTGGCCCGTATCGGTCGGTGGAGTGGGTTGAGGGTTGTTACGGGCTGGGCATTATCACTGTCGGGTAGGATTGCGTCTGGTCGAAAGGTTGTGCTGTGGCGAATCTCTGCGATTCTGATGATGTGAAAGAGGCGTTGGGGATCCCTATCCCTGACAGTGTTGATGATGTGCGTATCGAGTTGGCGTGTTCTGCTGCGACTCAGATGATCCAGCAGTATTGTCAGCGTCAGTTCACGACGGATGCATCTGCGACAGCTCGTGTGTATACGCCGGAATCTTGGGATTTGGTGTTCAGCGAGGATTTCTATACGACGACGAGTCTGGTGATTCAGACTGATCCGGGTTTGGATGGGACTTGGTCGCAAACGTGGACGACTGACGATTATCAGTTGGAGCCGTTGAATCAGGAGACGTACGGTGAGGCTTGGCCGTACCATACGGTTCGAGCGATCAATAGCCTGTATTTCCCGCAGGATTACGGCCGGGTGACGGTGAAGGTGACTGCGAAGTGGGGTTGGGCTGCAGTCCCGTCTGCGGTGAAGCAGGCTGCGATCTTGCAGGCGATCACCATTTTTAAGTCTGCTGATGCTCCGTTCGGTGCGACCCCGTTTGCTGATACTGGGATTCTTCGGTTGCGGTCGGCGTTGCATCCGACAGCTGCCGCTTTGGTGCAGAACTATCGGAAGGATCCGGTGGGGATTCTCTGATGGCTGTCGCAACCGTTTCCGAAGTGTCGAAAGCTTTGCGCACGGCGCTCGCTGAGATTGATGGTTTGCGGGTGATCGAGTTCATCCCGGATTCGTTGAACCCGCCGATGGCGACCGTCGGTATCGACAATGTTGTTTATCATGGGGCGTTCGGTGCCGGAAACCCGCTGTACCTGTTCACTGTAAGTGTGGTGGTCGCCCGGGCGTCAGATCGGATCGCTCAGCAGCGTCTAGACAATTTCCTGTCGTGGGATGGTGGCCAGTCGATTAGAGCTGCGATTGAGAAGGACCCGACGTTGTGTGACACGGTCCAAACCTGTCAGGTGACATCCGGTGGGAATGTCACCTCGATCAATGTTCAGGAAGTCATCTATCTGTCCGTCGAGTTCAATGTTGAGGTGTATCCGTGAAATACAAGATTGTGAGCGGTCGGTTGGCTGAGGCTGATGCAGGCCAGATTGTGGATTCGGCTGAGTTGGCTGGGTGTAATATTGATGCGTTGCTCGATGCGGGTCATATTGTGCCGGTCGAGGCTAAGATCAAACCAGACGTCAAATCTCAGAGTGCAGAGGACTGAACATGGCCAAGCTTGTTTTCAACAATCCGAAGATCACGATCAACTCGGTTGATCTGACCGATCGGATCGCCCAGGTGTCGTTGAACATGTCGTTCGCCGAAGTGGAAACGACCGCTTTCGGGAATACGGCTGTGACCCGGGTTGCGGGCCTTGGTGACCATTCGTTCTCCGCTTCATTCCATCAGGATTTCGCTTCCACCGAGGTTGAGCAGACGATCTACCCGCTGTTGGGTACGACGACTGAGGTGACGATCAAGCCGGTGAACATCACGACCGCAACCGATAATCCGTTGTACACGTTCACGGTTCTCGTGTCCGAGTGGGCGCCTGTCGCCGGTTCTGTCGGTGATCTGTTGACCGCTGATGTGTCATGGCCTGTTTCTGGTGGTATCACGAAGACCAGCGCTTAATCTGACTGAGGAGGGCAGCAAATGAGTGGTGTTTCTGGTGTTGGTTTGCGTGTTGAGCATGCCGGCGAACTGATTGATGTGAAGGTGACTCCTCGAGCCGCCGTCAACTTTGAACGTCATTTCAAAATGCCGTTCAGCAAAATCTTCCGTGACGATCTGTCAATGGAACATGTGTATTGGTTGGCGTGGGAATGTGTGCGTCTGTCCGGTCGTGTCGTGAAACCATTCGACGGTTGGCTTGAGGAACTTCAGAATGTCGGCTGGCAGTTCGAGGATGATGAGCCAGCCCCTTTAGACGACGGCGCATCAGCGACTCTTACATCGGATTAGTCGCGCAGGTCTCAGTGGAGACTGGTATCGGACCGAACGATCTGCTGGATGCGCCATCCGAAGTGTTTGAGGCGATCGTTGACTATCTGCGTCAGAGGACGATTGACTACAATAAGTCAGCAAAAGGATGATTCATGGCTGGCTCTCCCAACGTTGAAATTGAAGGTTTGAATAAGCTTCTGCGAGCGTTGGAAAAGTTGGATGAGGCTGCCAAAGACAATCTGAAAGAAGTCGGGTTTAAGGTTGGTGAGCTGGTCGCTCAGCAGGGCCGTGAAGAGGTTCCTGTGCTGTCGGGGGCTTTGCGTGGGACGATCAGGCCTGCGAGGTCGGCTCGAGGTGCGAAGGTTCGTGCCGGTTCTGCCAGGGTGCCGTATGCGGGTCCGATCCATTTCGGATGGCGTTCCCGGAATATTCGTCCGAACCAGTTTTTGTATCGGGCTGTGGATAAGAATGTGGATCGTGCCCTCGACATGTACCTTGAAGAGGTGTACAAGATTTGGAATAGGAACGTCTGATGGCCGCTAAAACCGCTTCTCTTTCCGTCAACATTATTGCTGATGCAGCGAAGGCTCGAGCCGGCCTCAAGGAGGCTGAGACAGCGTTCGGAAAGTTCCGGCGTGAGGTCGGTGAAGCCCAAGGCGCGATGGGTAAATTCCAGACGATTTCTGGCTCAGCTTTCAATTATGTGAAAGCTAATGCGGTTGCTTTTGCGACGAGCGCAGCTGCCGCTATCGGTGCTTTCGCCGTGAAATCTGTGAGAGATTTCCAGGATTTGGCGTTGGCTGCCGGCAAATTCGGTGATGCCACAGGGTTGACATCCGAGCAGGCTTCAAGGTTTATCGAGGTTGCCGGTGATGTTGGTGTCGAGGCTGGCACTATCGAGAAGGCTCTCGGTTTCATGAACAAAACATTGGGGAACTCTCCTCAATTGTTCGAGAAATTGGGTGTTGAGATTTCTCGTACGTCGTCTGGTGCAGCGGATGTGAATGCGACGTTTTTGAATGTTGTCCGCCGGCTGGGTGAGATTGACGATCCGGCGAAACGTGCTGCTGCTGCGACTCAGTTGTTGGGTCGTGGTTGGATGGAGTTGTCTGAGCTTGTCGGTATGGGTGCTGATGAGTTGTCGGCAAGTTTGGCGTCGGTCGCTGATGCAAAGGTGATCGATGAAGAGGAGGTGCGTAAAGCCAGGGATTTCCGTGCAGCGATTGATGAGTTGCGCGACAGGTTTGAAGAGTTCGCAAACCAGTTGGGTGAATCGGTTGTGCCGGCTTTGACTGAGGTGTTGAAGTTTGTTGATTTGATTTCTGGTGGGGATATTTCTGGTGGGGCTTTGACTCGGATCGCTGATCAATTTGATGACGACAATTTCATCAACAATGTGAAGGCGATTAAGGATGAGCAGAACTTTTTGAATGAAGCGTGGAAGCAGGGTTATCGGGCGCAGATTGATGCTCGGAGCGCTTCAGCGCAATTGCAGATTTCGATGGAGCAGCAGGCTGCAGCTGTTGAGGCCGCTCGACTGGAGTGGGATGCGTTCCGCACCGGTTTGAATATCAAGGCCGAGTCGATCAGGTTGACTCAGGATATTGAGGATTTCCGTACGAAGTGGGCTGGGACTACGGAGGAGGCGAAACGGAAAAGCCGTGAGTATCAACTCGAGTTGATTGCGATTCAAACCCAGTTGGCAAATTCTGCGTTGGCGATTGCTGGTTTGGCGACGACCGCGCAGAATACGCGTATCCGGTTGTTGATTGAGACTGGCCAGTTGGAGCGGGCCTTGTCGCTGATCGGTGCGATTCAGGCTGGGATGAACCAGTTGGCTGGTGCGGTGACCCCGGATCGTGTGGAACGCATTGTCGGTCAGGCGCCGCCGCCTACAACAAGAACTCCTGGGACGACTGCTCCTGCCCCTAGGCCGCCGTCTAAGTCTCCGGTACAGCAGATGAGCACGATTAAACCCGCCGCATCATATGGCGGCCCCAAAGTGACAACGAAACGGTATGCGGGTCTGGCTGCCGGCGGAACCTTGCTGTCATCTGGTGGTGTGATCGTCGGCGAGTTCGGCCCGGAACTTTTGAATCTCCCTCGAGGGGCATCAGTGACACCGAATATTCCTCAACGGATGGCTGGTGGGGGTCAGACGATCATCAACATCCAAGTCCAGGCTGGGTTGGTGTCGTCACCGGATCAGGTTGGTCAGCAGATTATTGAGGCGATCCGTCGTGCGGAACGCCGATCCGGGAAAGTGTTTGCCAGCGTATGAGTTTGGTGGATGTCAAAGTCAAGTTGGGGTTGTATGCGACGGCTGAGACTGGCCGGTTCGTCCTTGATGATGATGTGACGGGTGTTCTTGGTGTTTCGTCGTTGTCGGGGTTGACGTTTACTGATGTTTCTGACTATGTGAAGTCGGTGTCGGTGTCTCGTGGAAAGTCTCGGCAGCTGGATTATTTTAACGCTGGTACTGCGGTGGTCACTTTTGATAATCGTGATCGGGCGTTTGATCCAATTAATGAGGATTCGTTGTTGTATCCGGGGATTGAGCCTCGGGGCATTATCAATATCACTGCTTCAGGTTTCCCTGTTTTTTATGGGTTTATTAATGATTGGGATTCTGAATATGATTTGGCGGGGAATGATACGGCTTCGGCTTCGTGTTCTGATTCGTTTATGGTTTTTTCTAATCAGGTGTTGTCGGCTTTTACGGCTTCAGAGCAGTTGACGGGCGCCAGGATCAATACGGTTTTGAATAGGTCTGAGGTGGCGTTTGTTGGTGGACGAGATATTGATGCTGGCAGTTCAACTTTGGGTGCTTATGCTGTCTCTGCCAATACGAATGTTTTAAATTATTTGCGTCAGGTTGAGCGGTCTGAGATCGGGAATCTTTTTGTTGCGGCGTCGGGTGATGTGGTTTTTCGTGATCGTTCTAATGCGCCTAATGAGGATTTGTTGGCTTTTGCTGATGACGGTTCGGGTGTCAGTTATCGTTCGTTAAATAATGAATACGGCGATGAGCTTTTATATAACTATGTGAGAGCTACTAGTCCGGCTGGCGCTGAACAAATTAAATCTGATAGCAATTCTATTTTTAAATATCAGACTTCTCAGTTGGTGTATGACGATTTGTTAAATTCGTCGACAACGCAGGTTGCTGATTTAGCCCAGTTTGTTTTGACTAAATTTAAAGAGCCGAAGGTTCGGTTTACAGGGCTAGAGGTGCAGTTGGTCGGGCTTTCTCAGTCTGACCGGGATGCTGTTCTAGGTTTAGATTTGGCTGAGTTTGTGAGTGTCAAAAAGTCTTTTGCTTCTGGTACTCCGGCTTCGTTGACGCAAATACTTGTAGTCAACGGTGTCAGGCATCAGATAACGCCGGATAGCCATGCAATTTCTTTTTCGTTTGACAGCACGGACAACAATCTGGTCTTGGTTCTTGGTAATAGTCTTGCTGGTAAACTTGATAATGCAATTCTTGATTTCTGATTGGAGATGATTTATGCCTGATCTTGGTACTTTTTCTCCTGGCGATATTTTGACGGCCGCTGATTTGAACGCTATTGGTGTTTGGACTTCTTATACGCCGACGTTGGTGCAAAATGGCACTCGATCGGCCACAGTTAATTATGCGGAATATGTCCAAATTAACGATTTGTGTGTTGTGAATGTTGATTTGACTTGCACTACCACAGGCTCGGCTGGGAACATTGTCACGGTAAGCATGCCGATTTCTATTGCTGGCGGTACTCAACTTAGGACTTTGGGTTCTGGTTTTTTCTTCGATTCAAGCGGCACTGATGTTCGTTTGATCACACCGATTTACAATGGGACGACAACAGTAAGATTTTTGGCTGAGGCAACGACAGATAGAGCAAGTGGTTTGGGCGCCAACCCGAGTATCGCCCTTGGTGCCGATGACGTCATTTCGTTTTCTGTCGCTTATGAGGTTGCTTGATTGTGGCTACTTACGGCACTTTTGTTGATAACACAACTTTGAAAGCTTCTGAATTAAACAACTTTTTTGTTTCTACAACTTTTACTCCTGTATTGCGGCAGTCTTCATCTTTGCCGATTCAATCAAATCATTATGGAGTATATTTTCAAGTCAACAAACTTGTTTTTTGCATTATTCATGCTCTGCCAACTGCTTCTGGTACGCCTGGTCAACGCATTGAGTTTGATTTGCCGGTGACCGCTGCTTCTAGTTCGGTAAGAGTTATCGGTCGAGGGTATTTTAGTGATGACAGTGCTAGCCGGGTTTACCGTTTGGCTGTTGTCCAGTATTCAACAACGAGGGCGGCTTTTATTTCTGAGGATGCCAATAGTTTGACGGCGTATCTTGGCACTACTGGTGGACCAAATACTGCTCTTGCTAATGCTGATGCTATTGGTTTAAATATCTGTTACGAGGCGGCATGACGACTTTGCCGATCGTCCCGCTGGTCCGGCCTGCTTCCCTTAACGGTGTCGAGAACGGCAAACTTCCGAGACATTTGTTGGCTGAGATTGGTGTGCCGGGTGCGTTGATGGAGAAGACTGCGGCCCGTGCGTTCCGTGCGATGTTGGCGGAGATGCGCCGGGGCGGTTTTGAGCCTCGCCAGGTAGGCCATTACAGGACGTTCCAACAGCAGTTAAACCTGTTCCTGTCCCGATATCAGGAGACTCGGTTGGAGACGTTCCAGGCGACTTCTAGCGCCCATAGGAAGCAGTGGAGCGAGGCTACGAAGCACGGCTACAGCAGTATCTATTGGGTGAAGAAAATGGTGAACGGCCGGTATCCGGCGACAGCTGCGACGCCGGGCCATTCGAACCACGGCTGGGGTTTAGCCCTTGACCTCGCCGAGGAGTATGACACCGATTCTGCGCCAGATTCGATACGCAGTCAGTGGGTCAATTGGCTGGTGGTTAACGCTGGCCGCTTTGGAATCAGTGCAGAGTTACAAAGCGAGCCGTGGCATTGGCGGTATGTGGCTGGGGATCGTATCCCGCAGGCTGTCCTTGATTTTGAGCGTGGTATCCCGCCGGCGCCAGCACCGAAACCGCCAGCCGGTGCGATCTTCTCCTATCCGGGTCAGCCGTTGCGTCTCGGCTCGAAAGGTGACGCCGTGAAACTTGTGCAGAGTGTCATTGGAGCGAAACCTGACGGTGATTACGGTCTGGCGACGGAGCGTCGAGTGAAAGCCTGGCAGAAGCAGCGTGGCATGTTCGTTGATGGTGTTGTCGGTCCTGTCACTTGGAAAGCCATGTTTGGGTGATCATCGTGGATGAGCCTGAGCTGATTCGGGAGGCATACCGGAGAGCTTGGCGCTATCGGCTAGACAAGATCGCCGATTACATGTTCCTCGATCATCCTGATTTGGACTCGAACCAGGATTCGGTGCTGCTCACCGAGGAAGATTTAAACGAGTTGCATTGGTTGGATTCGGAGATCGGTATTGAGCATGTGACCGGCAGGCATCGGTCTGGCTGTCCGACCGGTTGCATGTACAGGGAACGCTGATGCCACCGTGGAAGCATCGACGCCGACTGATCTACGGCACCTGCTGTCTCGCAGCAGGGATGATCATTTTTGCTGCTGTCACATGGCGTTCTGATACTGGTGTGTCAACACAACTGATCGTCGGTGGGGTTTCGCTATTATCGATAGTAATAACCGCATACACCGGCTTCGCAACGTTCGAGGACACTCGACTTTGGGGCCAGCAACCACAAGAAGAGGATGAGCATGTTGAACAAGGATGATCTGCTGGTTTCGTTGCGTCGCACTTTGGTGCCGATGATTGTCGGTTTGGTTGCCGGCTCGTTTCTGGCCGGATATGTGAATCCGGATGCGTTGGATGAGGTTGTGACCGGTGCTGTCACAGCTGTCTACTATCTGGTGGTTCGACTGTTGGAATCGAAGGTTCCAGCGTTCGGTGTGCTTCTCGGTTCGAGGAAGCAGCCTGTGTATCTTGATCCGAAATGATCTGGGAGTTTGTGATCGGCCCGGTGGCGGTCGCTCTGATCGGCGGTCCGCTGATGATCGTGTTCCGCCGGTTTGATCGTCGGAACACGGAACAGCATGGTGAGAACCTGCATGTGCTTAAGTCGATTGAGGGTAAGGTTGAGAAGTTGGATGCTCGTATGGATGACCATATCGAGTGGCATATTACGAAGAAGGATCGCTGATGGGTGCGTGTGCCGGGAAGTACAACATCATCGCCGATCAGGGTGCGACGTTCTCACGGAATGTTCATTGGAAGGATGAGAACGGTGCCCCGATCAACATCACCGCTTACACGGCACGGATGCAGGTTCGGGAACGGTTTGTGTCGACGTCGACGGTGCTCAGCCTGGTTTCTCCTACCGATATCACTTTGGGTGGTAGTTCCGGGTCTGTCGTGATCACTGCGTCGGCGACGACGATGGCTGGGATTACGGCTGGTGATTATGTTTACGATTTGGAGATGGTCGCCTCAAATGGTGTTGTGACCCGTCTGCTGCAAGGTTCTTTCAAGGTGACTCCTGAGGTGACTCGATGACCGATATCAACGACGGGAATTATGACGTCGTTGTTGATGAGACTGTCAACAAGGTGTTCGTTGATGAGGTGACGAACACGGTTGTTGTGGAGCAGGTTGGTCAGGAGGTGACTGTTGTCGCTCCTGGTGCTGCCGGAGCGCTCGGCTATTACGGATCGTTTTTCTCTGATCAGGATCAGCATGCGTCGGTGGTTAACACCAGCACGCTGATGACACTCAATAACACTGCTGAGGCGAACGGTGTGTCGATCACATCCGGGTCGAGGGTCACGTTCGCTTATGACGGCACATACGATTTGCAGTTCTCGGCGCAGCTGCATCATCGTGGTGGTGGCGGTAACGGCACCGAAATCGATATTTGGTTGGTGAAGAACGGGACTCCGGTTCCGGACACGGCAACGAAACTGATCATTCCAAAAAACTCGTATGAAGTTGCTGCTTGGGATTTCCTGTTGACGTTGGCTGCCGGCGACTATCTTGAGTTGGCTTACCGGACGACGAACACCGACATTTACATTGAACACGCTGTCGCTGACGGTGTGCCGGTCGATACACCGTCGCTGATCGTCACGGTCATGCAGGTGATGTACACGCAGGTTGGTCCTGTAGGGCCGACTGGTCCTACCGGCCCTCAGGGTACTGCGGTCACGATCCTTGGTTCGTATGCCACTTATGCGCAGCTGATCGCAGCGCATCCGACAGGTAACCCTGGTGACGGCTATCTCGTTGCTGGTGACCTGTATGTGTGGAGCACCACAAACAACATGTGGGAGAACGTCGGCAACATTCAGGGGCCGACCGGTGCTCTCGGTCCGACTGGACCGACTGGCGCTGCTGGTGTTCAAGGTCCTACCGGCCCTACAGGTGCGACTGGTGCAGCGTCCACAGTGACCGGTCCTACCGGGCCGACCGGTGCGACAGGGATTCAGGGCCCGACTGGACCTACTGGTTCTACCGGTGCAGCTTCGACGGTGACCGGACCTACCGGACCGACTGGCGCTACTGGTTTGACTGGCGATACCGGTCCTACAGGACCAACCGGTGCTACCGGGCTCACTGGTGATACAGGTCCTACAGGGCCTACTGGTGCAACAGGTTTAACTGGTGGTACGGGTCCGACGGGCCCGACAGGTGCAGCCTCAACGGTGACCGGTCCTACAGGGCCGACAGGTGCTGCTGGGGTGAACGGGGATACCGGTCCGACCGGTCCGACGGGTGCTGCCGGCAATATTGGCCCTACCGGTCCGACAGGCGCTCAAGGGTTGATTGGTCCTACCGGTCCTACTGGTGCGACAGGATTGACTGGCGATACAGGCCCAACCGGTCCTACAGGTGCAACAGGTTTGACTGGTGATACAGGTCCTACCGGTCCGACCGGTGCAGCCTCAACGGTAACTGGTCCAATAGGTCCTACGGGCCCGACTGGTGCCGATTCAACAGTGACAGGACCGACAGGACCAACAGGTCCCACTGGAGCTGATTCAACTGTCACTGGTCCTACCGGTCCAACCGGTCCGACCGGTGCCGATTCAACAGTGACAGGACCGACAGGACCGACAGGTCCCACTGGAGCTGATTCAACTGTCACTGGTCCTACCGGTCCTACGGGCCCGACTGGTGCAGCATCGACGGTTACCGGTCCAACAGGCCCGACAGGACCTACCGGTGCCGACTCCACAGTCACCGGACCCACCGGTCCTACGGGACCGACCGGAGCTGCATCAACAGTCACCGGACCAACCGGACCGACTGGCCCAACCGGTCCGACAGGCCCAGCGGACTCTGGGACGCTCACCACGAAAGGTGATCTGCTCACCCGAACGACGAGTGCGTTGGCACGAATCCCTGTTGGTGCTGACGGTCAACTGTTGATGGCTGACTCAAACGACACGGAAGGTTTGTCGTGGGTTGATCCTCCGACTAACCGTAACGTGGTGATTAATGGGGCGATGCAGGTCGCTCAGCGTAATACAAGTGTCACCGGGATTGCCGCAAATGGTTATTATACGGCTGATAGATGGCAATTAAGTGTCGGGGCTAGTCCTGGTGCATACACGCAAAGTATTGAAGTAGATGCGCCGACTGGTTCAGGTTTTAGAAATTCATTAAAAATGCTTTGCACCACAGCGGACACTCCTCTATCGGCTGGTGATGTTGCTCGAATTCAACAATTCCTTGAGGGGCAGAATGCTCAACAGTTTTTGAAGGGTTCTTCTAACGCCAAACAGTTTGCGTTGACATTCTGGGTAAAGTCAAATGTTACTGGGACATATATTGCTCAACTTCGTGATGACGACAATACTCGTCAAGTATCTGCGTCTTACTCAATATCTGCATCAGCGACCTGGGAGAAGAAAACCATTATTCTTCCTGCTGATACGACTGGGGTTTTTGACAACGATAATGCTCGTTCGTTAACTTTGGCTTTTTACCTTTCTGCTGGTTCTGATTACACTTCAGGAACTCTAAGAACAACATGGGCATCAACTACGACTGCTGATCTTGCGGTCGGTCAAACGAACCTTGCTGCCGCGACAAACAACTATTGGCAGGTCACTGGGGTCCAGTTGGAGCCAGGGCCGGTTGCGACACCGTTCGAGTTCGAACCGTATGAGACGACACTTCGCAAATGCGAGCGGTATTACTATCGTGCAATTGTCAATGATGTTGGCGACCATTTTGGTTCAGGGTTCAACAAGACGACCACGGTCGGAATGTTTTTTACGCCTTTCCCTGTCACAATGCGTGTCGCACCAACAGCATTAGAACAAACAGGAACGGCGGCGAACTATTCAATCGCTCATGCGAATACATCAACAGCGGCTTCTGCTGTTCCCACATTTGAATCTGCAAGAGTAAACGGTGCATCAACGAATGTCACTGTTGCATCCGGGTTGACTGCTGGTGACGGGTCAATGGCAAGAGCAGCGAATACGGCCGCTTATCTTGGTTGGAGTGCTGAACTATGAGATGGGTGATTTTCCCTTTGCAAGAGAACAGCCCTCAGATTTATGGGCGCATCGACGATGATGGGTTGATGCGTGTCACTTGCATTGACGCTCACCCAGAGTTCCAAGATTGGCTTGCTGAGGGGAACACTCCTGAACCGTGGCAACCGGAGGAACCTGCCGACTAGTCTGCCCGTATGAGGGTAGCGGTTTATACGATCACGAAGAATGAGCAGCAGTTTGTGGCTCGTTGGGCTAAATCGTGTGAGGATGCTGACTTTCGGCTGATTGTTGACACCGGCTCGAGCGACGACACGCTGATCGCAGCTGCTGATGCTGGTTGCGATACTGCACAGATCACGGTGTCACCGTGGCGGTTCGATGACGCCCGAAACAAATCAATGGCGTTGATCCCGGATGACATTGATTTCTGTATCGCGTTGGACGCTGATGAGGTTCTTGCTCCCGGTTGGCGTGAACAGTTGGAGAAGGTGTCGGCTGGGGTGACTCGACCTCGCTACAAGTATGTGTGGTCATGGAAACCTGACGGCAGCGAAGGACTCGTCTATTCCGGGGACAAGATTCATGCCCGGCACGGCTACCGCTGGACTCATCCGGTGCATGAGGTTCTCACCCCAACAATCAGCGAAGTGCAAGAGTTTGTGGGCCTCGAAATCCATCATCATCCTGACCCGTCAAAGTCACGATCCCAATATCTGCCTCTGCTTGAGTTGGCTGTCCAGGAACGCCCGGATGATGACCGCAACCGGTTCTATCTGGGTCGTGAACTCATGTTCAACGGCAGAAACAGCGAAGCGGAACCGCATTTGCGCCGCCATCTAGAGCTGTCAAAGTGGGCTCCTGAGCGTGCAACCTGCATGCGATATCTCGGTCGGATTACCGGCGACAAAGAAGCATGGTTCCTTCGAGCGTGCGCCGAGGCCCCATATCGGCGTGAACCGTGGGTGGAACTCGCCGGGTTTTATCATGAGACGAAACAGTGGGATCAGTGTTATGCGGCGTGCATGCGGGCTTTAAGTATTAAAGAGAAGCCTTTGGAGTATTTGTGTGAGGAGGATGCGTGGGGTGCGTTGCCTCATGATTTGGCTGCGATCTCCGCATGGTATTCCGGCCGGCGTCCAGTAGCCATAAAACATGGGTGGGATGCTATTTCTGTCTCACCGAAAGATAAACGGTTAAGGGACAATGTTGCTTTGATGCGCGCTGAGCTGGACAAACAGTTCGGTGCCTTGTAATCGTCGATCCGGTTAGGCTCTCGGATGAGGACGATGGAGGGTGATCATGGGTCTTTTGGATGAGATCGCGACCGCCAATCAGGGTATAGCAGCCTGCAAGTTTGGTCGATGGCTCAAGGAGCAGGACTCGAAGTATCAGGTTGAGTTGGCGGATGCGCTGAGTTCTGAGTTCCCGACGAACACGATCTGGCGGGTTTTGATCAGCAAGCATGGGCGGTTCGTGTCCGCTCAAGCGTTCTCGAAACATCGTCAGCAAAGGTGTGCTTGTGTCTCTTCGTGACGAGCTCGAGCATCAGTCTGATCGCGCCCAGTTGGAGTTGGTGAAGGTTCGCCGGCAACGAGACAGTCTGCAAGGTGAGGTGTTGCAGCTGGCGGAGAAGGTCGCTGATCTGGAACGCACGTTGGGTTTCGTGGATCAGGTGCAGGATTCGTTTCTGGAGCCGCCCTCCTGGTTGTCCCCGAAGCAGTCCAATAAGAAGAGACATGCGACGCTTACCCTGCTTCTGTCTGACACTCACTTTGATGAGGTTGTGCTACCGGAAGAGGTTGGTGGCCTGAACAAATATGATCGGCAGATCGCCGAGTTCCGGTTGAAACTGTGGGCTGAGAACTCGATTAAAATGGCACGCCATTATCTGTCAGGTGTCACCTATGACGGTGTTGTTGTCATGTTGGGTGGCGACATTTTTTCTGGTGACATTCATGAGGAGTTGGCGCAGACGAACGAGGACACGATGCTCGGTTCGCTGTTGCATTGGTCGGAGCAGATTTCTGCAGCTCTGCTGATGTTCGCTGACGAGTTCGGGAAAGTGCATGTTCCGTGTGTTGTCGGGAACCATGGGCGTATGTCGAGGAAACCGAGAATGAAGTTGCGTGCCCGCACCAACTTCGACTGGCTGCTCGGCAAAATGATTGAACGCCATCTTGGGCATGATAAGCGGTTCACGTTTCAGATCAGTGAGAACGCTGACACGATCGTGCAGATCTATCAGCATGGGCATCTGCTCACTCATGGTGATCAGGTTTCTGGTGGTGGCGGGATCGGTGGTATCTGGCCGCCGATCATGCGGATGCGTGCACGCAAAGCGCAGAGAGCGATGGATATCGGTCAGCCGTTCGAAACATTGTGGATGGGTCATTGGCATCAATACATCTCGACCCCATACATGATCGTGAACGGCTCCACGAAAGGTTTGGATGAGTACGCCTGGTTGAACAACTTTGGTTTCGAGGTTCCGCAGCAGGCGTTGGCGATCGTCACCCCGGAACACAACATCAGTATTCAAGCCCCGATCTTTTGCTCAGACCGATCAAAGGAGAAATGGTGATGCCTGATTATGAGCCTGTTGAGGCAGCACATCTCTGGCCACAAGCGCTCTTTGACCAATGGCCTGACACCGTCCCGATGCACGGAATCACGATCCTGGATGCGCTCCGACCTGACGGGAATCGGGCAGTGCATGTTGTCCACGACACTCAAGCCCCCATCTGGGTTCTCGTCGGACTCCTAAAATGTGTCCTAGCTGATCTCGAGGCCCGCTGGATCGCAGAAGGATACGAGGACACAGATGCTTAAATATGTGACAGTCCTCTGGTGTGACGCTCATGCTGTCACCGACTCCTGGACATTCATCAATGAGCTCGACCGGAAAGAATGTTTGGTGGAATCCACAGGGCTTCTGATCCCTGACGCCAAACCCGGACATGTCGTTTTGGCTCAAAGTATGATTTCAGATGAAGAAACTGTGGATGGTGTGCTTGCAATCCCTGTCGGGATGGTGCGCAATATTCACAGTTTGAGTCGTGGGGAAGCGATTCCTCACTTATAAACCTCACCTTGTTGCTGCCGGTGTAGGCGTCCAGCCGTATCGCTCCCCTCCGGCGGTACGGCTGTTGACGTTAAACGGCAAATACTTGCATCATCCAGCCAGGCTGGTTAGGGTGGCAGGCGTGGAGGGAGAACCATGCTTGTAGATACTGTCCTTGTGTACGCCATCCTCGGCTCCTTTGCCGTCGTATGGGTGTTCGATTTCTGGGTCGCAGGTAAGTCTGATGACTGACCGCCCTGTGAAATGTGTGAGCTGCCAACTCACCTTCTTATCCGTGAACGTCTATCTGCATCCGACCCACCGTTGTGTGGTGTCGCGGCATCCTTCAGCACATCGAAGACTGGTGCAGACAGGCCGAGAGAAAGGACCAGCATGATTGGTTCGTTGATCACCGCAACAGTATTGAGTTTGATTCCTGTACCACCGAACGACATAAGCGAGTTACCTGCTGAGCCTGTCTACGAGTCATACCCGTATTTGGGGACTGTCGAGATGGACGCAGCGTTCTTGGAGATCATGTTGAAGGATGGTTGCCCTAAGTGGATGGGCACAGCGTTGACGGCCGGCTGGGAACCGCAAGATCTCCCACGCTTGTCGAGGATCATGTGGCGTGAATCCCGCTGTCTCCCTGACGCTTGCGGAGAAACAGACTCACCTCATATCCGCAAATGTCGTGACTGGGGACTGATGCAAATCAACGATCATTCTTGGAAGCGGATCATCCGTGGAATGGGTTTGAGTATCGAGCAGATGCACGATCCGTATTGGAATCTGTGGTTCGCCCGCTGGCTGTTCGAGTACAGCTTGGATCGCAATGGTGACGGTTGGGTGCCGTGGAAGTTCCCGCCGAAATAATGCAACACCCTGTCGATAGAACATCGACACACACTTAGGAGGAAAACATGGCAGCAGATTTCACTCGTGACCGTTGGGGTCGCCCTCTCATCATCCCCGCTGATGGTGGGAAGGCGATCGCCTACGGCCGGTTCTCATCGCACGGTTCAGTGCTTGAGGACAAGTTCGCTTTAGAGAAATGGAAGATTCGGACGTCCGCATACGGGCTGACGAAACGCTCCGATCTGTTCGCACAGTTGGCAGCCTGCCCACCTGAGGACTCGAAGCGCATTGATGAGATCATGAGTCAAGCGTTGGAGGCTGGCGGCGGGTCAGTCGGCGCCAATTTGGGCACAGCGTTACATGAGTTCACTCAGCGGATCGACCTCGGTGAGATCAGCCTGGATGAGATCAGCGAACCATGGCGCTCTGACGTCCAGGCATATCTGAGTGCGCTTGAGGCACACAAGCTTGGTGTCATCCGAGAACTGATCGAAGTGAACCTGGTGAACGATGAGCTGATGCTGGCCGGCACCGCCGACCGCTTCTACCAGCATCCGAACCTCGGTGTGATCTGTGCTGATATCAAAACAGGCAAGCAGATTAGCAAAAACCCGCTCGCCTATGCGGTGCAGTTGGCCGCCTATGCGAACTCGATGCTGTACGACATTGAGACCGGCACCCGTCAGCCGATCGCCGATCAGATAGAGCTGCGCACCGGATACATCATCCACATCCCCGCCAACCAGGGTCGATGCGACATCTATGAGGTTGATCTGCTCGAAGCGATGTCGGCAGCACGGCTGGCATCCACGGTGAAGCGCTGGCAGAAGCGGGATGATCTGGTACGGAATATCGCACCAGTCAAACCAGCCGGCAAGAAGGCTCCGAAGCCGGCTGAGACACCCTCAGAATCGCCTGTGAGCGTCGGCAACGTGGAACGCAACGAATGGGTGCGAGGTCGGCTCAAGCCTGTCCTGGACGCATGCAAAACCGAACTGGTTGCCCTCTGGCCTGATGGTGTCCTCACACCATCCAAAGCCGAATCCTGGACCGACCCCGAGATCGACCGCATCGTCGAAGTGATCGCCACCCTCGAGCGGGAACATGAACTTGGGTTCTACCCACCGGACCCCACCGCCCCGAAACTGGATCTCCCCGGTTTCAGTTTCATGCAACCAAAAATTGATGAAGGCGGCATCGAAGACGACATCATCGTCATCGGTGTCAAACACCGGCTCGCAGAACTCAGCCCAGCCAACCTTGCCTTCGTCGAAAACCTGCTCGCTGACGCGAAACGAAACAACACTCCGATCAGCCTCAAGAAGAAGACGGTGCGACAGATTCGAATCCTCGACGCCATCATCACGCTGTCTCATCTTCACGGTGGTGATGATGCTGACACAGCGTTGATCAGAACAATTGTTGAAACTGTTCGTTCCCCCTTGCCAGATAAACCGCTCGGTCATATTGTGGGAACGTTCACGATTCAAGAAGCCGAAAGGCTTGAAAAGCTCGCCCAGAAAGTCCATTCTGGCGAAGCCGTCATCGACATCAACGATGACGGCACGATCACCTTCAAGGAGGATAAATGAGTTACTGGGATGAACCAGGAATCGCCATCGTGTCGGACTATGTGAAGTTCGAAAACGTTGGTGACACGATCAGCGGAGTCATCATTGATCTCGGCATTCAAACATGGCAGGACGGCTCAAAGTCACCGAAGTTGACGTTGCGCACAGCTGACGGTGACAAGGTGCTTACGGCCAGTCAGGTGCAGTTGAAGCAGAAGATGGCTGAACTTCGACCTGAGGTCGGCGACAGCATCAAAGTCACCCTCGAGGGCATCGAGAAGCTGCAGGGTGGCAAGACGATGAAGAAGTTCCAGGTGGCCGTGAAGAAGACAACTCAGACGGCCGTCGACGATTTCTGACCTGCCAATAGGCGGTGCTCAGATCCCCTTCAGCAGACGGTTCTGCATCTCGCCGGTTCTCCCCCTTCTAGCGAGACTCCCCCGTTCGACACGGGGTGGAGGGACTATGACCAAAAAAGACATTCAAGCAATCAGAAGGGTTCTGCGGCATATCGCCACCTCAGACCCTGCACTCCAACAGGAAATCCTCCGCATCGACGCAATCCTCGAAGCGGAATTGAAACCGAAGGACACCAAATGAGCGACAACCCTGAACTTTCCTACTACCAGTCCGTCGTCGACGACCTGCGGGTAGCCAACGAACGTTTCCATGAGGAACTGAACACGCTGAAGGAAGAAATGGTGATTCTGCGACGCATCACCGCCACCGCCACCTTCTACATCACCAGCCTCGATGAGGACAACAATCTGGATGAAGGCGACCTGCTTCTCGACCTCAACCGGCAAATCAAGCGATATCAAACATGGAGGAAAGATCACTGATGTACATCTGGATCGTGTTCATCATCACACTCATCAGCCACATCGCACTCGTCGTCATGTTCGATCGACAGCGCAAACAGCTGGAGTCTTTGCGTGGCACACTGCACCGTCAGCGTCGCACCATCCAAGATTTGGAATCGCAGGTTCGGCTCGCCTCACGACGGCTGTTCAAATGAAGATCTTCATGTATTTCGCCGGCCTGATCGTCGGGTCAGTCATCGGAGCGCTCTCGGTTTTGATCGCCGGGTTCTTCATTGATCATCGGGATCGGTAATGGCTTTGATTGACACCGACACAGTTGATCGCAGCTTCATGAACCGGGCTGCTTGCAAAGGGATGGACCCGGAACTGTTCATGCCTGTTCGAGGAGAGACCCTGAAGATCAGGGCTGCGAAAGTGATCTGCAAACAATGCGCTGTCCAATCAGAATGCGCCGAATACGGTTTGCAGCTCGCAATGATGTACGACACCCACGGCATCTTCGGTGGGTTGACTAGATCCGAGCGGGAAACGATCCTGCGTGAACGAGGCCGCAAAATGGTCACTTGGAGCGGAGCACGACTCAAAAAGGTGCCTCAGTGAGCAACCCGCAGAAAGCCAAAGGCGACCGGGCTGAACTTGAGCTGTCCCGCATTCTGTCTGACTTGCTTGGGTTCCGGGTGCGCCGTAAGTTGGGTGCCGGTCGTGCAGACGACACCGGCGACCTCGACGGGCTCCCCGACTGCACCGCACAAGCAAAGAACTACACAGACGTCCTCCGAGCCATCAACCAAGGCTTGAAGGATCTCGATCAGCAGCAACGCAACTCTGGTGACACACATGCCGTCCTCTTCATTCGACGTCGAGGCGGACAGTGGATCGCCATCCAAACAGTTGAGCAATGGTCAACAACATTCAGAGAAACACTCTGACAATCCCTAGGAGGGGACAATGAAGAAATACTTGGCACTCATCGGATATTTGCTGACAATCCCAGTAGCGAATTGGATGATTCAAAACATTGGCACACAAGGTTTTCCCGATGGGCCTCACACAATCCCTGTCGGATTTGGATATCAAGCCCCATCTGGCGTCCTGCTGATCGGCGTTGCACTTGCATTGCGCGACTATGTGCAAGAAAAAGCAGGACGCAACCTCGCATTGGCAGCCATCGCAGTCGGAATCTGCCTCTCATACATTGTGAATCCTGCGGTCGCCACAGCCAGCGCAGTTGCGTTTGCAGTCAGCGAACTCATCGACTTTGCGATCTACACAAAAATCCGCCGTCGAAACAAGCCAGCCGCCATTGCCACATCCGGGATTATCGGTGGAGTGATCGACAGTCTGATCTTCCTGCAGATCGCTTTCGGGTCAACAATGTTCTGGCAGGGTCAAATCATCGGCAAAACAGCTGTCGCCGTTGTAGCGGCACTTATGTTCAAGGCATACCGTGATCTATCTAACCGGCTGCTTGCCAGCAAAAACTGAGCTTCGTGAACTCCTTCGTGAAAATGGGTTTGGTGCATTGCTTACCCCATTTTCGCAAAGGTCACTCATCGAAACAAACTGGATCTGGGCCGCAGACAATGGATGTTTTTCAAACAAATGGGATTACGCAACATGGATCAACTGGTTGTCAACCAGACCAAATGCAGGTTCAGCACTTTTCGCTGTCGTGCCTGACACCGTGTGTGACCCCATTGAAACAAGCATCAAATGGGAAAAATACTCGGCAATGGTTAAAAATCAAGGGTTTAAGACGGCGTTCGTTTTGCAAGACGGCGCAACTTATGACACGATCCCATGGGATCAACTTGACTGCCTTTTTATTGGAGGGACGACCAAATACAAGCTGTCAGAAGACGCGAAACAATATACGCAGCACGCAAAAAGTCTCGGCAAATGGGTCCACATGGGTCGAGTCAACAGTCAAAAAAGAATTGAACTTGCAGTCAATTGGGGATGCGATTCAGCCGACGGAACATTCCTAGCCTTTGGGCCAGACATCAACACACCAAAACTTATCAAAATGCTTGAGTACGGCAAAAGACCACAATTGAAAATATGAATCCTTAGGAGGGGACAATGAGAAACCGATATTGGCAAGCGACAGTCCGCAACAGGACAGAAATAGTCGACCTCGAGTATTACGTTGACGGCGACGAAATGCAGGTCAGCATGGTCAACTCTGAAGGCAACTTTCAGATCCCGAAAGAAGTGCAGGATCGCACTCCCAAAGGCTCAAAGAACAGCCATCGAATCTGGGTGGCGTTCTTTGAAGGGAACCATCAGATTCTTATCGACTGGTTCATCAAATCGGATCAAGTGACGATCGCTTACCGTTCGCTGACCTGCGACTCGTGGCAGGCCCCAGCCACCTGCGCTGATCTTGCTCTAGGTGCATCATGAACGCCCGGAAACAGTTGTTGCATGATGCTGAGCAGCTCATCACCGGCGACCGCAACAATGCCTATGGTCCACCAACACAAGATTTTGATCGCACAGCGATCATGTGGACCGCCTATCTGGACGGTCGACGAATCCTCGAAGCCCACGATGTCGCAGCCATGATGATCCTTCTGAAACTCTCAAGGATCAGCTGGGACCCAACCAAACGAGACTCATGGGTTGACCTCGCCGGCTACGCCGCCTGCGGATACGAATGCGTGGAGGCTCGCCATGAGTGACAACATCATTGATCAGTTGTCCTACTACGTCACAAACGAAATGCGCATGCCCGCAGGGTTGACAATTACCGTCATCAACTACATCGAAGCGCAGCAGGTAGAGATTGAACGGTTGCGAAACGCATTGAAAGATGAGCGTGAGTTGCGACTGAACGCAGAAACACGTGCAATGGCACGGATCGCAGACATTGACATTCGAGACGCACACATTCGCTATCTCAAATCCGCAATAACCAACAAGGAGGAACAGCAATGAACGAAGATTTGGAAACCGAAGTCAGGCATCTACGAGGGCGCATCCACGAACTCGAAACGAAAATCGGCTGGTATAAGGCGGTCAACTCTCAGCTGCGTGACGATCTGATCGAAGCGAACGCTGACTTCCAGGCGCTCGCCCGCACACCAGCCGTACCCACATTCGATCCGTTGGATGCGATCGTGCTCGGCCTTAGACGAGAAAACGATGCTCGAAAGCATCACTGACTTCCTGATCGCCATTGGCGTCCTCTGGCTTCTCTGCATCGCCATGCCACTCATCGGCCAGATCAGACGAGACTCACCGCTCGACGACGACATCAGCCATGACTGGCGGGATGTTCGCACCGCCATCCGCATCCAACATTCCATCATCAAACAGAAAATGAGGAGACATAAATGAAAGCCAACACACTCACCCAGGTTGCGTTGATCGCCGGGATCGCCACCGCAGCCACCGCCATCTACGTCGGGGTTTCCGCAGATCCGGAACCGCAGATCATTCGTGAGGTCGTTTATCTGCCGGCACCAACCACCTCGAGCACATCCACCACAACAACATCCACAACCACAACCACCACAACCACACTTCCCCCGAAACCTGCTGGACCGGCGAAGAGTTCACTTGCCGCCAAAATTGATGAGTGGAGCCCCGGTACGTCATCACAAGTTTCCGCAGCCTCATTGAAAGCTGGAGGGGAGATGGCATGCAACATGTGGGAGGCCGGCCCGACATCCCGTATGTCTGTGATGCGTGAAGTTGCGACAGCAATGGGTTTGACACCGAACCAGTTGAATATTGCAGCTCTTGTGGCTCAGGCTGTCCTGTACACCGGCTGTCGAGGATATGCAAACTTCATGGAAGGTCCTATTCCTTTCGATTGCATGGGCAACGGCAAAATCTGCGACTGACAAAGGACTATCCATGAACCGTTTCATTGCTGTCGTCAACCCGACATTCACAGAAGCGCTCTGCAAACAGCATGACAACAACATCTGGTTTGATGCTGACACTCAGAAGGAGGCGGTCAGCATCTGCCAGACATGCCCAGAATTGGAGGCCTGTCACACGTATGCGCTGACATTGCCGGTGGACACGGAAGGGGTGTTCGCCGGCATGACAGCCAAAGAATTGAAACCGTTACGCAAAGCCAACAACAACCCGCCAGTCATCGACCACGGCACACCAGCCGGGTATGACCAACATAAGCGACATGGCATCTCAGCCTGTCAAGCCTGCCTACAAGCCCACGCCGGATACAAAACCGATCGCATCAAGGAATACAAACGACGTCAGAAAAACACTGTGCCCGGCAACTTCGAACACGGAACAGCCTCCGGATACACGAAGCATTACCTGTACGGCATCCCTGTTTGCGACGACTGCAAACGGGCTAAAGCCGAATACATGCGCAAACGGTACACACCGAAAAACTAACCTCAACCAACCCTCGCAGAAATGGCAGCAACCATGAGCACCCTCGACGACGCACTTCATTACGCCACCCTCGGCTTCCATGTGATCCCCATCAAACCCGGACAGAAACATCCCGGTATCCCACAATGGCAAGACATCGCCAGCAACGATCCGCAGACGATCCGCAGCTGGTGGACAGGCCAGTACAGCAACTATGGGATCGGGATCGCACCACGAGCCCTCGGCGACCGATACCTGTTCGTCATCGACATCGACGAACATGATCCGGCACAGTCAGGCTCCGACACACTCAACCAGCTCGAGAAGGACCACGGCCCGCTCCCCGACACCGTCACCTGTCTCACACCATCCGGCGGCCGGCATCTCTACTACTACGCCCCACATCCGATCCTCAACGACCAGTCAGGGAAACTCGGTGCCGGCATCGACATCCGAGGCATCGGCGGACAAGTTCTCTGCCCACCCACCATCCATCCCGAACAGCACAAGCCGTATCTGTGGGAGTTGGACAGGGAACCAGGCGTGTATCCGATCGGATACGCCCCGCAATGGCTACTTGACATGCTCACAGCCAGCCAGCCTGTCAAGCCTGTCAGAATCGAAAATAGAGGTATCTGGGATGAACTGGATGACAGTCCCGCAGCCAGATACAACGCGAGGACAACCTGGCAGCAGCTCCTCGAAGCGGACGGTTGGACCCATCTGAAAACCGACCGCAACGGTGAACAGCATTGGACACGACCCGGCAAAGACACTCGAACCGGCACATCAGCCACCGTCGGATATGACGGCCGAGACATGCTGCGAGTCTTCACCTCGAGCCTCCCATGGCTCCCCGAAGGCGCCTACAGCAGATTCGGGTACACAGCCTGCAGTCAGCATGGAGGCGACAGACAAGCGTTCGCCCGCACACTCATCAGCCAGCCAGAAGCCCCCATCATGACCGCCACCGCTGTCGACGAACCATGGCCGGCGATCATCCCACTACACACCAACCTCACACCACCCGCCTTCCCCAAACACGTACTCCCATCCTGGATCACCAACCACACCCAGCAGATCGCAGACGACATCCAAGTCACCTACGACCTCCCAGCCAACCTCGCCCTCGGCGCACTCAGCATCTGCACCATCGGCAACACCACCATCCACTACCCCCGGCAACGATGGACCCAACCACTCAACCTGTACATCGCCGTCGCCCTCCCACCGAGCGCCGGCAAATCACCCGCCAAAAACGCGATCTTCCGACCGCTCGAAGAATACGAACAAGAAAAACTCCAGGCCGCGAAACAGCAGCGCACACTCGTCGACTCCGACAAAAAAACCCTAGAGAAGAGACTCAGGGATTTGGAAGACAAGAAAGCCCGAGCAACCGGCCCCACCGACGAAATAGATAGCAACCGATATCAAACCATCCTCGACCTCGCCAACATGCCCAACCCGCCAGCCGGACGGCTCCTCGTCGACGACGCCACCACCGAAGCCCTCGGACAAACACTCGCCGACAACGGAGGAGCAATCGCCGTCGTCAGCGCAGAAGGCGGACTGTTCGACCGGATCGCCGGCATGTACTCAGACGGCACAGCCAACCTCGACCTCTACCTAGAAGCCTGGTCAGGCGGCAGATACATCGTCGACCGCATCAAACGAGAATCCATCCAAATCCCCAACGCCCACCTATGCATCACCACCACCATCCAACCCCAAACATTGGATGAAATCGGAGCACGCAAACAATTCGCCGGCCGAGGACTCACAGCACGATTCCTCCTCACCCTCCCCCAATCCAACGTCGGCACCCGTGACAGGCTCGCCCACACCACCGGCAACACCCAAGACGAACAGCTGTACAACCAGACAATCATCAGCATCGCCCGCCAACACCAAACCACCAAAACCCAACTGACCATCAACGACGAAGCATCAGACCTATACGCCAACTGGGACCAGCAGCTCGAAAACCAGCTGGCACCCGACCAGCCGCTCGAACATCTCGCCGAATGGGTCGGCAAACTCCGAGCCAACGTCCTACGACTCGCCGGCCTCCTCCACATCGCCTGGCACCAACCAGGCACCAACATCAACCACCAAACCATGGCCGACGCCATCCAACTCGGCAACTACTACCTCGACCACATGCTCACCATCAGCGACCGATGGGGCGTCGACGAAACCACCGCCAAAACCAAAAAGATCGTCGACTGGATCTGCCGCACCAAACCAGCCAGCCTCACCATCCGAGACCTCATGAGACACAACCGCAGACTCCTCAACACCGCTGACGAAACCATCCCCATCCTTCAGCTCCTCATGGACAAGGGATACATCCGAGCGAACTTCGACGGCCCGATCCTCCTCGGACAGCGCGGCAAAACACCCCAAGAGTTCACCATCAACCCCACCCTGTGTGAAGCCCGTCAAATGTCACCAAATGTCGCGCAACCAAATGTCGTCCATGTCACCGGCTCAGCAAATGTCGCGCATGTCGCGCATGTCACCGGGATTTCGGAGCAAAAACAGCCCCAGCCTGTGGATAACTACGGTCAACCTGTGGATAACTCAGATCAAATGTCGCGCATGTCGCGCATGTCGCCTAAGGGGGGAATTGAACACTCCCTCTCTTCAGAAGAAAAAGAAACTAAACCCCCCACCCCCGGTGACATGGGTGACATGGACGACATTTCCATCCGGGCCATCCTCACCCTCCTCGAAGACGACTAAACCAATGGGCAACCAAGAACGCCATCCCGCATACCGAGGACCATGGGCAACCGTCCGACGCAACATCCTCGAACGAGACCAACACACCTGCCAAATCCGAGGCCCACGCTGCACCACCCAAGCCAACACCGTCGACCACATCATCCCCGTCAACTCAGGCGGCGCATGGTGGGACCCAGACAACCTCCGAGCCACCTGCCGCAACTGCAACCTCGACCGCATCGACCGCAAAAAAACAGAAGCCTGGCGCAACAGCCACACCCGAATCACCCTCATCATCGGACCACCAGGCACAGACAAAACATCAGACCTCAACGCCCAACCAGGAGACCTCATCATCGACTACGACACCATCAACGCAGCCCTCGGCATCGAAGCCCACCCCGATCTCCACGGCCCAGCATTAAAAGCCAGGGGCGCAATCCTCGGGGAGCTCAAAGCGGGGCGGGTCAAATCCCGGCGAGCGTTCATCATCTCAAGCAACCCTCAAGCTGAGAGCATGTTCCCCTACCACACCGTCAAGGTCGTCGACCCCGGCGTTGACCAGGCACTCCGGAACATTCAGGGTGGGGATCATCCGGGCACAGGGGGATTGTCGGAGGGTAGGCAGGCCAGGCTGGTGAGGGAGTGGTACCGGGTCAGGCAAGGTGGCACAGGTACCGCCCAGACCAACAGCAGAAGTTGGTGAAGTTATATTGATCCTGTCGCCCCACCATCGGCCAGGGTAGGAGGGGGGATGTACCTACACGGGTTATCACACGGCTAATTGACCCCGGCTCTTTCTCCCCAGATCGGA